CTCCACTCAGCTGTTCGCGCAGCTGGGGCTCAGCATAGTTCTTATATTCCTGCTGGCGCTGGTTGTAGAATGAGTCATTGAACCCTGCGAACTTGGCATTGACGTCCGCCGTGCCGGTTTTGATGCGCTCCTGCCTGGCCGTCTCGTCTTCTCGAGCTTGCCTGGCGTATGTATCTGATCCTCCTCCTGAGCACATGTTCGTATTTGGGTTAAGCAGAGTATGGCTTGGTGACTTCCTTAGTCCAGCAGTAAAGGTAGAATCTTTCCCCGTTTCTGCCAAAGTTCTCAATCTCTGACTCCTTTTTTGCGCCAAGCATCTCAAGCCAACGGTGGGCCTGGGGGTGCCCCTCCCAGGATCGACATTCAGCCCTGTGTGCGCCTATGTCTTTCAGGGTCTGGATCATCACGCGCTTAATAAACCGCGTGACCTCAAGGGCTACCTCCGGCCAATCGTCCGTAGCGACCATCCAAACCGCCCAGACTCCATTCCATACGGGAGCAGCCCCAAAGGCCGCTATTGGCTTCCCAGGCACTCCTGCGATCCATGCAAATTCACCGCCGGCGATCAGGTCATCGGTCAGGCTTTCACTAGAATCGTCCCATCTTGTGGCAAAAACCTCAGACCTGTCTCTTTGTCGCATGTTTTGTACGACAAAAAGTAGGTCCTCCCTGTTTATTTTGGCAAATTGCGTCATCCGGCCTGGTTCTTGGAGTTTCGCTCGTCAAAATGGACGATGAAATTGGCAATTTTTGCCTTACCCGGAGCCTGGTTGATGAATTTAGGACCAAAATGCGTACCGTAGCCTGTTGCCATGACCTTGCCGAAGGCAAAAGTTGACTGATCTACTGTGGCAATGTGGTCTCGCACGGTCGGAGCCGTATGGTCAAAGCCCATGTAAATGCTCCAAATGCCTTCGGCTGCGATTTCAACCCCCTTGGTCTCCTTGATCGTGGCCGGCTTGGATGCGTCTAGATACGGCATTTCGATATCCACCAGGCAGTTGTCGTATGTCTGGCCGTCGACGCCTCCGTAGCAATAGATGGCGTAGCCAAGGTTTTCCTTGTAGCTGGAAACGTATAGCCTGTCCTTGTATTGAACCATGTTGCTGGCGTGCTTGGTTTCAATGGCGTCATAGGAAGACCAGGCCGTAATCCCTGCTCCGGCAAACATGGATAGGACATAGGTCTTGTGGGCCATGATTACGATCAGGCGACCGTCGATGGGGTCGATTGCGCACTTTGCCGTGTTCTTGGATGAACCATTGGCAAGCAGCGCAAAAGCCAAGTTAGTATTTGTCCCAGGGTTGTCGATCTCGTGCATGTCCGCGATGACCGTCTCGTCGATGGCAGACCCAATGTCGTTGGTGTACGCGGAGTCCGTGCTTTCTCTGGCGCGAACAGAACGGATGCCGTTGTCGCTGAGATAGATCAGGTCGGTGGAGCCAATCGAGATTACCGTATCTGTCGCGATGCAGCCCGAGTTCTCGATGACCTGAAATTGACGATTAAGCGAAGGGTCGGGGTCCATGTACCATGTCTGAAGGCTTCGATTGGTAAAGAACACCATCTTGTCCTGGTATACTCCGCAGGCTGTAATTTCTTCCCGGCCCCCGAAGTTATTGGACATATCGATAAACCCGGAGCCAAGGTCGTAAATGCCCCACTTCGTGCAATCGTTTAGCGCCGAAAAGTAGACCACAGACCCAAAGCCGACGTAAATCTTAGACTTGTATGTGAATACAAACGAAGGGTCTTGGCCGTACACGTCAGCCATTCGCGTTGCGCCTACAATCAGGGGGTTTGACGGATCGTCTGACGGAGTAATGGTAATACCAAACTTCATTCCGCGCGGAGGAATCTGTCCGCCAGATTTGTAGTTATAACTAACCCTCGTCTTTTGCGGAAGGGCTGCGACAAAGCTGATTCCGCCAGAAAAAACGGAAGCGCCGGTGAAGATCATGTTTCCATTTACAACCATGGTGACCGACTTGTTGTTTAGTTCTTTGCCGGTACCTGGCTTTCCGACAAAATTGATCGTAGGTCCTGAAACGGTAATATCGTATTCGGCGGAGGAAGAGTAAGAGTCGATCTGAGTCTTAATCTTGTTCATCGTATAGCTGTGAGACTGTTCCCATGAAACGGGTGCTCCAAGGATATCCACGCCGTCAATCGCGATAGATGTGACCTGATTATCGGCTCCTCCCGCAAAGAAGCCCATGGTCGCGATAAATTTTGTCGGATTATACGGGCTTACCGCCACCGAGCTAATGTCGATAAGATCGCCAAGCCTGCTCATGTTTGAGAGTCTTGGATCTGAGTCGAATTCAAGCTGAAGAAGTTGTCCGTTCGCGCGAGGGCCGAAATCGGCAGGAGCTTTGATCCAGAGGTCGGCCGGGTCCCATCCAGACCATCCTCCGTAGGAAGCCATTTCAGCCCTGTATCTGTGATTAAGGCCAGAATAGCTATTGTCGTTGATGGCCTTTCTGATGTTCCACCAGAGCTCTCCAGTCGGAGATCCAACTCCGCTTGCCGGATATGTGTTATACTTCAATCCGGTCGTAGCAGTCCATCCGATCAGGTCCAGACCATCGGCAGCAGATGCGGAGCTTGCGCCAACCCTTATGCTCCTGATGCCAGGAAGGCTGTATGCCTCAAGGTATCTGGACCCTTTGAATACTGTAGAGTTCACTTCGGCGCCACCGACAAGCGACTTTTCGCACTTTGCCGGGGTGGATGGCACGAAGTCTACTTTCTTCTGCGCCTCAGTGATCGTGACGTCAAAATACTGTTTAGTAGATTCAACGTGGGTGACGTCAAAAGCTACCGCAGGCTTTCCTGTGATGGTGAATCCTGGTCCTTCGGTTGAGTTAAACGGAGGATCGAAGTATTCAGCCGTGTACCCCGGGGTATCCGATGGCGAAAAATATGTAATCATAGTTTTCGCCAAAGAAAACGGGAACGCGCCATAGTCGGAGACCCCCCTGTACCAATCTTTGACGGCAACGCCGTCAAAGAAAGCCAAGCAAAACGTTTCCGCAGAGCCCTGAATGTACGATGCTCGGTACTTGTTGATGGCAAAAATCTTACCACCAAAAACCGTAGACATGACCGGAGTTTGGTTGTTCTTGATCCTGCTTGCTCCTAAGGTCGCAAAAACATTTCCGACGCCGACGCTTGGGTCCAATTCAGGAATGAGCAATCGTTGAAGCTTTACCTTGTTATTTTGCGATCCGTTAGGGAAGAAGTGGTTGCCAAGGTATGTAAAACAATAGATTCCGTCGGAAGCTGACTCCATACCGTAAACCTGATCCGTTCCTTCAAAAAGGTCGAACAGTTCAAATTTCTTGCGCTTTTCGATTTCGCCACCGCGCGTGATGTGCGCGTTGGAAATCTTGGCAAGCGTGCCTGCTTTTGAATTCAGGACGTGCCGGCGACTGTCCAGTCCGGCGCTGAAGTTGTCTACGATAGTGTATGGCATTAGAAGCGATCGTCTCGAACGAAACGACCTCCAACAATGCGAAGGCGCTCATTGCGGTCGATGCCTCCGCCATAGATGAACCTGTCGCGTTTTAGGCCCATACCCTTTAGACGGCTATGGAGAGAGTTCGCTTGCGCCAGCTTAGCCTGGGCGTCCTCCGCCTTGGCTCGCGCGAGGAACTCGGTGGCAGCGTAAAGGACGATCAGGTTGTCGTCCAGGACTGCCCTGTCATTGTCGGCGATAAGCGGAGGCAGCTTCTTGATCGCCTTAAAGCGAAGCTTTTGATTGTTCGTGGTCGGGACCGGCCAGACCTCAAACTGATTGCCTTCATAATGGCGCCAGCGCAGGACTGGCTCAGTGGCCTGACCGCGATTGGAATCGAACTGGTTATACTCATTGGGACCGATGCCGTAATCTACGGGATGCCAGATTTGAGAGAAACTGACATGCGTAGATACGATACGGTCGTAGTCCACCTCCGGGTCGAAGGTGTAATACTTTTGATTAGTGAGCAAATCCTCGTCGCGCTCGATGTAGCCGAAATCCCAATCGTGTTCAGTCCAGAGCCGTTCCTGCACACGGCGAAGCGTCTGATCCATCTGGTTGATGGTATTGACGCCCATGGCGACGTTCGGAGACGCTCCGATCTCGCTTCGGAGCATTGCCCTCAATTCGAGTAGAGTCGTTCCGCGTGCCATGTTAGTTCAGGGTCTTGGGCTTCTTAGCCACTTCAGGAACGCGGCCTTCAAAGCCGGCGTCCAGGAAGGTCTTATGAAGCGGAGCAGCGCCAGGGTAGCAGCGCTCAAGGCCGTCCTTGCCATACTGAAGGATGATTCGCTCGCGCTCGGCGCGGTCGGTATTGCCGACGGTGCCGATCACGTTAAGGATGATGACGGAGCCTTCGCCGTTGAGATGCTCAAGGATACAAGCCTCAGGCGCGGTAACGGTCTTGGTAATCGTATTAAGCATGCTATTGCTCAGACGAAGTTCGATGTTTGCATATTCCATGGTCAGGACAGTCTCCCCAGGCCGATCTGAAATGCAAACAAAAAGGGCCGGAAAATCCGGCCCTTTGTCTGAAACCAGCCCCGTATCGCTTAGTCGGCGATATAGAGGCCGGAGCTGTTGAGGCGCTTGCAGGCCATGCCACCCGTGTAAGTCATGCCCTTGTAGATGACATACTTATTTTCGGGGCGAGCAGGGTTGTGGACCTTCTTGTCTTCGCCTTCCATGGTATAGAGGCACAGGGCTTCCATATCGAGGATGTAGGCGTAGTTGGTCTGGGAACCGGTGAGCGCACCAGGGGGGAGCAGGTCGTCCAGGGTCGGGTCGTACACGAACTCACCGAGGCC